CAGCGTGTCGGGCTTTTCTGTTTGCATAGGGTATGCGGTAGAGCTTCGGCTTCATCGCTGCCCTCCTTGGGCGTTTCCTCCCTAGACTGGGGCCGCTTGCTACGTCATGAGCGAGCGGCCCCACTTTTCGAAAGTGCCGATGATCGACCTTGAAATCGACTGCCGCGCCTTCGAGAAACGCGCCGACGAGTTGCATGCGCAGATCGACCAGGTCCCGTATGCGCTGGCACTGGCGATGAACCAAGCCGCCAAGAACACGAGGCAGGTGCTCGTTCAGGACACATGGCCAAGCCACGTCACACAGCGAAATACCAGCTTTATCGGCCGCGCGCTGCGAACCAACTTCGCGAACAAGCGAAACCTTCGTGTCGAGATTTACGATAGCCTCGGCCGGGCGCATCTGAAGCTGCATGACACTGGCGGCGACAAGGCAGCGAAGGGACGCTTCGCCATTCCCGTTACCGGCTCGATTGCAAGGACGGCAAAGGGTGTAGCGAAGAGCAAGAAGCCGCATGCCCTCGTTCTCAATACGCCAAAACGGGCACTTCGGATCACCCAGAAGGGTATCTTCGTCGGCAAAGGCGGCAAGCTCCAGCTGATGTATGCGTTCAAGACGAACACTGATCAGCCGGCCGACGTGCCGTTCGATCAGGACTTCCGTGACGCGATGTCGATTGAGCTTCGCACCTCGTTCCCTGCGGCGCTGTCCCGCGCCATGGCCAGCCGACGCCGTTAAAGTTCCGACCTGTCCCCGGGGCCCCACCCTCAAAAATTCGTGGGTCCTTCCTAGGGGGCCCCCATACACGGGGTCCGCGCGAGCGCATCCTGTTTCCAGTTTCAGCGGGTTTTGGCAGCCTTAAAAGCTGGCCTTAAGAGAGCTTAAAAGCCCGCTTAAAAGTGTGCAGGAAACCAAGTGAATGCGCCGTCGCTTGCCGTCGAGCCCGAGATCGTCTCGAAGTCGGAATTTGCTAGGTTGAGCAATGTATCGGCGGCGCGCGTCACGCAGTGGATTGCCGACAAGAAAATCTACGGCGAAGCGATCGTAGGCGAAGGTCGGTCCTCGCAAATCCGGGTTGCGGCCGCCCGCGCCCAGCTGAAGCGACACCTCGATATCGGCCAGCGGCTCGGCAACGGTCTGTCGACCACGCTGGATGGTCCGGCGGCCGCAGCGGCGCAAATCGAGGCGCCGCTGGATTCCGGCGCCCAGATCATGCCGTTCCAGCGGCCTTCGGCGCAGGATCCGCCGCGGGACCCGATCGAGGAACAGATCAAGCGCGAGCGCCTCGAGACGGCTCGCCGCACCAACCGCAAGATGGCCGAGGAGGAGGCCGCCCGCAGCGGCCGTTATGTCCTCGCCGAGAATGCCGCGAGAGAAGTTGGCAAATCGGTCACGCTCGTTTTCAGCTCCGTCGACGGTTGGATCGCGGAGGCGGCATCGAAGATGTCAGCCAAGTTCGGTCTTCCGCAGCGAGACGTACTGCATCTGATGCGCGGTGAGTTTCAGACATTCCGCGCCAAGTTCAGCGCCACGCTTCGCAAGCAGGCTGAGTCCCTGCCTGAGTTCGTGGAAGATGAAATGCCGGAAGTCGAGGGCATCGAAGACGACCAGGTCAGCTGATCATGGGCATTACGCTCTCGAATATCGAGCGCCGCGCAATGCTCGCGACGTCGGCCGCCGCCGAGCCGGCTCCGCCGATCGACTATCTCGCATGGGCCGAGCGCAACGTCGTCATCGGCGAAGGCTCGTTCCCCGGGCCCTATAACCGGCAACTGTTTCCGTATTTCGACGAGATCCTGAAAGCACTCTCGCCGGACGATCCCTGCCGCTTCGTCACCCTGATGGGATCGGCGCAGATCGGCAAGACGACGATCGCCAACGTCTTCACCTGCGGCTCGCTGGTGATGGGCAAGGGCAACTTCCTCTACGCCCATCCGACCGACGACAACGCGCGGCGCTGGTCGAAGATGAAGCTGGCGCCGCTGATGCGCTCGACCGCGGCGGTGCGCGAGATGTTCCCGCAGCGGACGCGGGACATCGCCGACAGCGTCACATACAAGGAACGCAAAGATGGCCTCGCGACGCTGTTGATCACCGGCGCCAACTCGCCGGCATCGCTCTCGCAGGTGACGATCCACTTCCAGGTCCAGGACGACCTGGCCAAATGGGAGATGAACTCCGCCGGCGATCCGGAATCGCAGGCGGACAACCGATCGCGGGCCATCGAGTTCGCGAAAATCTTCAAGGTCTCTACGCCGCTCGTCATTCCCGGCTGCCGCATCAGCAAGGACTTTGAATCCGGCAGTCAGGAATACCCTTACGTCCCATGCCCGCACTGCGACGAGATGCAGGTGCTGGAATGGGACAACATGCTGGCCTCGCTCGATCCGACCAAGCCGGAGGAAGCGCACTTCACCTGCAACGCGTGCGGCTGCTCGATCGAGGAGCATCATCGGCCGCAGATGCTGGCGCGCTTCGAGTGGCGCGCACGCAACCCGGCAGCGAAGCGAGAGCATCGCTCGTTCTGGATCTGGAGCGCCTACAGCTATCTGCAGTCGTTCGCCCGCATCGCCAGCGAATGGCTGAAGGCCAAGGGTGACCCGGCGAGCGAAAAGACTTTCCTCAACGACGCTGTCGGGAAGGCCTATCGCGCCCAGGGCGAGGCGAGGCCTTGGGAAGAGCTTCGCGACCGCGCCAACGAAAGTCACTACGTCCGCGGCACCGTGCCGTCAGGCGCGCTGCTCCTGATGCTCGGCGTCGACTGTCAGGCGGATCGCGTCGAGTGGCAACTGGTTGGTTTCGGTCGCGACTACAAGCGCTACGTCGTCGAGTTTGGCATCGTCGATCGCCACATCTCGGATCCGGATTGCCGGCGTAACCTCGACCTCGTGCTGGCGCGGAAGTGGCGCAACGCTTCGGGCCAGCAGCTCGGCATCGATCTCGCTGCGATCGACGGCAACGCATGGACCGAGGATGTCTGGAGTTTCGCGCGAAGGCATCCGTCTTCGAAACTGATCATGGTGCGCGGCCGCGGCGATGATGCGGCACCTCGGCTCGCAAGAGTGAAGCGCGAGCGCAACGAAAAGACCGGCAAGCTTCTGAAATATTCGAGCCGCTTCTATCACATCGGCGTCTCGATCCTGAAGATGTCGCTCTACCGCGACCTCGCCAAGGACGACCCGCTCAGCGTTGGCTTTATCGCGTTTCCGTCCGGTCTCGATGACGAGTATTTCCAGGAGCTCACGGCAGAGCGCCGCATGCCGGTCAAGCGCAACGGTTTCACGGTCTACCGCTGGATCAAGGATGACCGTCAGGACAACGAAGCGCTGGACACCATGGTCCAGGCGACGGGCGCCGCGATCAAGTACGGCGTCTACGGCCTTTCCGACCTTGGTTGGGGCAAGCTCGAGGCGGATCGCGAAGTGAGCCGCGGTCCCGCGCAGCTCGATCTCGAGGATATGCTCGGCGCGCCAAGCAATTCATCAACGGTGACGACCAAGATGCCTGCCCAGTCTGGTGGGACGAAGAAGAGTTCGATCGCAAAGAGGTTGCCCGGGTGATTTTCGATCAGAACAATACGATCGTGTCCGGTCTATCAAGGGCTCAGATGCAGCAATGGCTGACGAGTCTTCAAACGGCTTACTTTCAGCTGACGATGGGGCAATCGGTTGTCTCCGCGGGCTACGACGGAAAGTCTGTGACGTACAAACAAGCGGACGGCCCGGCGATGATCCAGCTTATTGGCCTTTTGCAGCGCGCGCTCGGCGTGAACGGTGGCCGGCGCGCGTTGCGCCCATATTTTCGCTGACAAGGTCGGCTTCCGCCTTCGCCGCACGTCGCGCCTCGTGATATCGTCGCAATCCTTCTGCGGTCTTGGCTTGAAATTCCGGCGAACTGTTTCGTTTGGCGGCTCTGGCGCTCGCTGCGGCTCGCATTTCCGGAGTGCGATTGCGTTCCGCGACTTGCGCGCGGTGCTCGATGGATTTGTTGTGTTCGAGAAGCCTGGCTAGATGGTCAGGGTTGCGGCTCATCGCGCTTCGTCTCGCTCGCCAGCCAGGTGAGGATGAGTTTTGACGAAGACGAGCTATTACCTCTGGTCTGCTGCTGAGCGCGGACCGCCTAGCACGCGTCTCTGGTGAGCGATTCATAGCTGCGAGCCGGGCAATATTCTCCGGAGACCGCGCAAATTCGGAGAACTTTGCGCGGCGCTTGGGGCAGCGCGCTAGTACAAGAAGTCGCGCTATATGTTCCGGAGATCTGTTTTGTTTCAACAGGGCGGCCATCCTTTCGGGAGACCGGCTTCTCGCCGATTGTTTAGCGCGCATCTCTGCAGTGGGAACGAATCCGGATGATCCCTCTCCACCGTCGGTAAGATTTACCAACGGTCCGTTCTTGCCGCGGCCGATGGCCTTGATGAACGCGGTCTCGGTTGCAAAGGCCTCTCCTTCGGTCAGTCCCACGCGGATTTTGGTGCACGGAAGCTCTCCGTACTTCTTGATGATGTTGCGAAGCCGGGGATTGGTCGATCGATGTTTGTTGTGCGCCTGCCAGCGGCGCCCGCGACCCTTCCCGATGTAGCAGGGCTGGCCCGTGTCGGGCCGAAAGTAAACATACACGTAGAAATCGCTCTTCATGAACAGATCATGAATCGAGTGATTAGGCGCGTCAATCCACGATTTTGAGGAAAAATGACCGAGACGGGCGTTTCAAGATTGGGACCTGACGGTAAGCCGATTGATCGGCGGCCGTCTCGCGCCCGCGCCTTGTCGGGTGGCGGCGGCCGCTATACCGGCCCACCCTATGATGCTGCCGATATGTACGGGCAGCACATGGCTGCCTGGCAGCCATACCTTTGGTCTCCCGATGGAGAAATAAACCCCTACAGGGACAGGATAGTCTCGAGGGTCCGCGACGCCGTACGTAACGATGGGTATGCGAGCGGCGTGGTCACGCGCATTCTCGACAATGCCGTCGGCTCCAATCTCCGCCCGATCGCGCGGCCCGATCATCGCTTCCTCGCGAGCTTCGCCGACAACCCGGCCTTCGATCACGTTTGGGCCAAGGAATATGCGACTGCCGTCGACGCCAACTGGCGCTCCTGGGCGGTGACCGATCTCGGTCGCTATTGCGATGCGACCAGAAACCAGACCTTCGGTCAGATGATGCGCGTAGCCTTCCGGCACAAGCTGATCGATGGTGACTCCCTGGCGGTGCTGCAGTGGATACCGGACCGCGTCAGTCGCGGGCGCGCCCGATACTGCACGGCCGTGCAACTCGTTGATCCGGACCGGCTGTCCAATCCTCAGCTGGCGTTCGACCAGATGACGATGCGCGGCGGCGTCGAGATCGACCGCTGGGGCGCGGCGATTGCCTACCATATCCGCAAGGCACACGCGGGAGACTGGTTCAGCGCTGCAGAATCCGTGACCTGGGAAAAGGTGGCGCGCGAAACCACGTGGGGCCGGCCGATCGTCGTGCATGATTACGAGGGCGACCGCGCCTCGCAACATCGGGGCGGTGTCGGCATCTTCACGCCGGTGCT